ATGGCCAAGACCTGAAATACCTGATGAAGTAATAGGATGAATCAACTGCGACCAAGGTAAATCGGCCGTAGGTAATTCATCTTTGTTCTGCGTATGAATACCCACACACCTAACTCGCAAACGGCCTAGCTTCTGTGGGTCTTGCCTGTCTTCAACTACACCATTAAACCAAATAAATTCTGAAAATATTGTTTCGTACATTTTTATTTTTTCCGATATATGCCTGCTTTTAATACGCTAGCCATACGCATTTAATCGCCATTTAATTTATTTCTACGCATTACGCTGGCCAACTTGCGACCATACTGTTTTGCGTATGTCCATTTGCTTATTAGACTGCGTAAGCACGCCGTAGGCGCCGTTTGAGACCACTTTGTAATCACTCCGTTAATACTCTTGGCCACCTCTGTTAGTTTGTTTCTTTTCATATTCCTTCTATGTATCCTATGGGAGGCCAATCTGTTTGTTCTCTCTGATATCCACAAATAGGCTCTTCCTAACATTTCTTTCCCTCGTTGTTTCTGTTCTTCGTTTAACATGTTTTTGTTCATTCTTAACATAATCTCTACGCTATATATCCTCTCATATTCTCATTGATGGCCAGTTCCTATATCGCCGGACTCTCGGACTCTCTGATATTCTCTAAGCCATTGACTCCTTTTGTACTGTATATAAATCGGAAGATATGAATTGTCCTTTACCTATACTGGATAGTGCGTCCTCCTCTTTAGGATACGCTATCCTAACGCTGTCCTTAAAGCATTTGAGTACCATTTCATGTCTTTGCGCCTCTACATTGACCATATGCTTAATGGCCATTATACAATATCGGCCACTCGTATAAGGCGAATTCTCTGGTTGCGCCTCACTCGGTCTCATTACAGGAGAGGTAAAGGTAACAATATCACCTGCGTTTATTAATGTATTGCCATATACCAACATAGACAAATTCATATTCCGTACGGTTGCCTCTTGGTTGGTAATAAGGTTTAATGTGCCTTTTGTTGGCGTAAATTCGTAATCATCATGTACTTTACTTGTATCGGATGCCACCATTAATTTACTTTCAGGCATTTCACTTAAAGATTTACCTGTGTCTGCGTACTCTACTCCTGAACCATCATTTTGTTCAGGATATAATAGTCCAACATTATCAAATCTGTCCCTTGACATATCCGTATGTGGTTGGAGTTTGGCGTCCTTATTATAATTAAAATCTGTTGTTGTAATAGTTTTATTAAATGCGTCATGAGTCACCACTCTATTTGCATAAAATCCATTATTAATATTCTCTAACATATCCACCGGTTTGTCAAACTCATATTTAATTACATTGGATAACCGTCTTTCAATATCCTGTATTTCAGGTTTGTCCTCATGTTCGGTAACGGCACCAATCAATGCTGAATATTTCCACCTAGGTGGTGTTTCATATTTCATGCCGGCATGCCCCATCATGGATGCTAAACTTCTAAAATAAAATGCTTGTGAGGTTTCATAGAATACATAACCAGCATTGCCTTCAAAATTTTTAGGTAATGCCATGCCACACAACATACTGATTGCGTCATAAGGTCTTAAATTTGGTATCACCACCTTTGTCGCAACTCTTGTTGCTTCGGCAATTAATGGTTTATTAGATTTTAAATAGTTCTTAACTATATCTTGTACGGCCACCTCAACATTACCTGTATATGCTTTTGAAATTCTTGTTGTGGTATTTCTGTACATTTCAGGCGAACAGAAAAAGATTTGGTATAATTGGGCACGCTCATTTGTTGGGTCTTTTCGTACCTTATCTACCTTATATATTTGTAAAGGAACACCTGTGTCTTCGCTACAATCATAACCTGGTGTACCAGGCGAATTAAATCTTAATGACAATCTTTCAAGTCCAGTTATAGGTAATATTGTCCTGATATCCTGCATATCATATACTATAACTGAGCCTACAAGATTACTGGTAAATATATCTTCGGCAATTTCAAAGTTATATAGAATACCTGTAATATCAATCCTTCTCGGAAGTGAATCTTCAGCCGTTCTATAGGAAATAATTGCTAGTTCAGTTAAATTATACTGACCAGCTTTATCAAATACATCTCTATCCGTTTGTGCCATATCATTATTGCGTTATAAGCCGTCTAAACTCATCTATAAAATTGTTAAGGTAATTAGGTTGTAATAATCTAATTTGCCTTTTATCATCCTGTAATCTTCTTTCATACTGAATATTGGATACTGATTCAGCACCTGGGTAATCACTATTAACTTCTATCTTATGTGAATAGTCGGACGGTCCTTCACCTTTTTGTTTACCACTTGATTGTGTAACCTCATAATGGTGTATTGCGTCTGGATTGGAATATTTGTCTGACATATATCTTTGGAAACTATACTCATCTAAAGGCCAATCATAATATCTATTTACAATATTATTCATCAAACAAACAACCCAAAAATAATCTGTACTACCATATACTTTGTAAGCAACTGTTTCAGGACTATCTCCTTCAGGCACATCAAAATTGTCAAACAATGTTATATTATTTGCTATCTTACTTCTCGCCTTTACCATACGCCATATGTCGGTAACGGTTTTTGTGTTGCCATTTTTACCAGATATGTTATACTCAACAGTTGGAAATTCTCTAAAGTATTGCATTATGCTCCTGCCATTATATCATTTTTAGTTAATATTCTGTCTTCTACAAATGATACTGTTAATTTTGTGTGTACTGGTTGACCGTCATCAAAGAAAGTAGGTTGACCGTCTGGTGCATAATCAACTGATACATCATTACAATAACATGCCGATATTAAATTTAAATTTGTGTTCACTTCACCTCTATGCATATAACTAATTTTAAAATAGTTTGGTATTTCAAATATAGCACCTGCGTCACCTTTTAAACCTGGTGCCGAATTGTATTTGAATATTGTTATAATATCTGAAACTGCCTTTGCCTCTTTTTCATTTCTTGGCCAGAAATCAAATGTATATGAGAAACTTCTAAAATCTGGTGAATCATAAAACTGTTCTTGTCTAGGATTTAATGCGTTACCACTTCTCTTTTGTAAAAATCTAATAGGGTCACCGGCACCTGCCAAACTCACTAACTCACCAACCATTTTCTTACCTTGTTTAATTGCAATACCAGCAGTACCAGATAATGCCGCTTTAATTTGAGCTGCGCTTGTACTTGTACCTGGAGGTCCACCTGCCATAGCGGCCACTTTATCCATTCCACCTTTCATGCCTTCTAAATCACCAGCAATCCCGGCAGTATCTCCATCATAATTTTGTGAGTATGAAGCCTTAATAGTATTTGGCATATACAATGCAATAGCAGCCGTTGTAATAGATTTATTTGCTACTTTAGATGTAATCTTTTTCCTCTGTTGTCTAGCAGAGGCGTCAATTAAACCACTTGTTTGTGGACTATATCCTACAAAACCTGATTCAAATAATATGTAGTGTCCTGTTTCATTATTACCTAGGTCTAATGGATATTGTACAGGTTGGAATGTTAATGGATTTTCAATTAACTTTTGTGATGGTGCGTCATCAATACTGAAAGGAGAGCTCTTACTTAATTGAGCCGCCACCTTACCAGCGTCTTTGGCACCTGCTTTTGATGTAAAGTTATTAAACGCATTTTGTATAAATGGCGTTGCTAAACTTCCTATATGATTTCTAAGCTTACTAAATCCCATGTGATAAATAATCCTTGTATAGTAATATTTATATAGATTATAGGTACATTATGGCAAAGAGTTATAAAGGTCTTTATAGACCATCAAATCCAGACAAATATATAGGCAATGATAAAAGAATTGTGTATAGGTCGTTATTAGAAAGACGATTTATGCGTTATTGTGATTTAAATAAGGATATATTGTATTGGGCAAGTGAAGAATTGCCAATTAGATACTATAACCCACTAGACAAGAAATATCATAGATACTTTCCAGACTTCGTTGTAAAGACGGTCAATAAAGAGAGATATATTGTTGAAATAAAACCATCACGCCAAGTTGCCAAACCTAAAACACCTAAAAGAAAAACTAAATCATATATGCGTGAGAGTTTTGAGTATATCAAGAACCAAGCTAAATGGCAAGCCGCTAGGAAGTATTGTGATGATAAGGGTTTAGAGTTTAAAATAATTACTGAAAAAGACCTAGGTAAATATTAACCAAATCCTCTAGCATTAAGGCCTTTCTTCATAGCGTTGACTGCTACCTTATCGTGGTAACCATCAACACCAACATCTAAATTGCCTGAATGTACATCTGTTTTATTTGCTACACTACTAGTTGATGATGAATTGTTTATATTATTAATAATTGTAGGAGGAAGAATACCTTTAACTTCTTTAATATTCTTGGCAGGTAATTTAACTTTAGTTTCAGTTATTAATTCATTATCTAGTTCATCAACACCTGTCAATGCTGTGTCTGATTGACCAAGCAATTCTTTTTTAGGTGCCTCTCCCAATTTCTTATCTTTTCTAACTATAACATATTTGTTTGTTTTGTCATTGTATCCAAGTTTTACTTGGTCACCAATTTCTTTGGCAATATCTTCGGCAAAATCTTTAGTGTGTATTTCCAAATCCCTACCATTCTGTTGTAAAACACCATCTTTAAATTTATATTTGCCTGCAATAGTTTCAAGACCTGCTTTCTCATTCATGGCAATCTCTTCAGCAAGAGCAGCGTCACCTTGCATTGCGTCTAAATCTTTTTGAGTTGGTTCAACATCAAATTTCATTTTACCTTTTAACCAATCAGGTATAGGTAATGAATCTATTATGCCGTTAATTGCCTCTTTAATTCTATTGCCTATGCCGGTAAAGAAATCTACAATAGGTGAAAACATACCTTTTATAAAACCTAATATTTTACCTGGTAAACCTACTACATAATCTTTGGCATTTTTATAACTATCAATAAAGAAATTCTTTATTGTATCAAATATATTTGAAAGGAAATCAAAGGCACTACCTACAGCATTTGACATAGTTGTCTTTGCTGATTCCCAAGCGTCAACAAAAAATTGGATAATATTATCTTTTAATTGTGTCATCCAAAGTTTTATATTATTAATTGTATCGGTAACATAACCGGCAATATTATCATACAATGCTTTGAAGTCAATACCCATTGCCTCTGCTAGACCACCTAAAAACTCTACTGTTTTATCAAATATCTTTTTAGGTAATTCTAATAAGAAACCTAATAATCCTTCTTCTAAACCAAACATTCTATTTAAACCACCCAATATATCACCTTCAAATATCATTTTAAATCCATCTACAACTCCTTCAACTGCCGTTACAACTAATGTAAGGGCGTCACCAACTGTACCTAATAATGTCTTAATTAAAAAATCACCAACATCTGTTAACCAGTCAAGTAGTGGTTGTAGTTTTACAATAATATCTTTTATCTTATCAATAGCAGGTGTTAATGCCTCTGCTATCTCATCTGAATATTTGTAAACTAATGTGAAACCTAATATTAATGCACCAAGTGGACCAAATCTACCAAATAATTTTACTAATAGTCCACTCTTACCAAAGAATGCTGTAATTGGCAAGAACATTTTTTTAAGAAATCCTGCACCTGGTATCATACCTAAAAATGCAAACATACCACCTGCCTTCTTCTCAACTTCAGGAGGTATATCCTCTCCACCACCCATTGGTCCTACAAAATCAGGTCCGCCTTCTTTAAGATTTTCTGTTGCGTCTTCTCTTTGTCTTCGCTCGGCGTCTTTTTCAAAATCTAACATTTCTGTAAGATTTGTAGCAACCTGTCTAATCGCTCTTAAAGTATTTAATTGTATTTCTCTAATCTGTTCAAGTATTTGTGATTGACTATCTGAAGAAGCATCCATCACACCTGCACCAGCACCACCTACTAATGCGGCTCCAACAATTTTCTGTTGTTCTTCTACTACAGCTAACGCCGTTTGTTTATGATATTCTTCTTCAGCCATTTACTTAATCTTTATTTTTAATTTTTGTTGCTTTACCATTTACATAAATTGCAAACCAACCAGCGCCAGCACCAACTACTACTGATACTAAACCTGCTTGTGCATTATTAGGTTCTGGTAATGCCATAAACCATTGAATGACATGTAAAAATGCCCAACCGTAAGCGACCATCATTAATCTTGGTACTGCTCTCCAGTTTGACAACAATTCAGGTATCTCTACCTCAATAAAATGCCATATTTGTTTAACGCCATACGCAAATCCTTTCCAACCTGCGCTGAACATATTTTTTATAGAAAACATATTTTCTCTCCTCTATTTGGCTCTTTGAGCCTTTTCTTTTTCTTCCTTGATATATGCAATCAACAAGTTCACATATATCTCCCTTTCCCACGGTACCATATCATTTAATTCTGTTAAAGAATATTTATGATGTTGCATTAACGCAAAATTCACCTGATAATGGTTTTCCAGCGTGTCATGTGATAGGGCTACCCGAAAAAATCGGTAAGTCCTGATAATGTAATCTTGCTTTTCACCTTGGTTTTAGGGTTGGTAACTTCAACCTCATGCCTCAACTTCGGCATAGTTTCATAAAACTTTTGTATCTTCTTAAAAGATTTACTATCCATACTTTCAATAAACTTATTAAGTTCATCAGCACTATAGTCCTTAGCCATATGTACCTGTTCACCTTCAAAGATTTGGTAAATACCATCAGATATAACTTTAAATAAAGTTTTTGTATCTGCGCCTTTACTATAATCTTTAGTCGGGTCAACCGAATTGATAGTAGGGTATTTCATTAATACACCAACTTTTTTATTTTCGTCAACTAAAATTTTATTATTGTGTTCGTCATCAACATGTACATCAACTGTGGATAAGTCCACTTCAATATCTGTATATGTTGCCTTATCGTCTG